CACCTTCAGGATCACTATTGATCGCGTAACGGACTTGTCCGGTTGGATTCGTTTGCCAATCTGGAACCGCTGCAATAAATGCTTCTTTGCGCGATGGGAATGTGTATTGGAACAATCCAATACCGCCTCCTCCACCGACCTCCAGTACACCTGGGTTGAATCCCGATTCTCTATGAATATTTACAAGCGCGCCAATTGCGTGATTATGGCTCAGACCGCTATTTCTTAGATCCGCATACGCCGCGCATGGATCGTATGTAGTATTTGTTACTGGGGTTGTGTCAAAGTCTTGAGTAACTCCGGTTACATCTCTAGGAAGAGAAGTATACAATCCTCCGCTAATTGATCCAATCACAAATGGGTGTTGAGCATCTCTTCCATCCATAAAGAATCCAAAAACAAGTGTGCCTCTTTCTGGCCAGTTAAACATTCTATTGAAGTTACCATTGACAACATATGCCCATGGCAAGTCGTCTGTTGTTACTGTATCAAGAGAAGTATCTGTAGGGTGATAACCAAAGCATCTTACTTTAAGCCGACCGTCTCCAGCAGCTTCTACCTGTTCAACTATTCCGATGAACCAATGTGGATTAAAACCTCTTTCACTTATCATGATAACTTAATACCGCCTCGTGTTAATTTAAGTTGCTGCTTAAAAACATTACCATCAAATACAGAGTTAACTGATTCGACTAAATACATACCATTGAGACGTTCTTCTTCCTCGGTTGTCTTTTGATATGCGTGCTTATATAATGTGATGTTGATATAAGATCCAGCGAAAATATCGTTTCTTCCGTACACCGTTACATTTAGTGTATTCATATTATGATTATAGAAATGCGCCAGCTTTTTTGTGTATAGATCTGAGTAATGAGTATCTGGCCGTATTCCTTCGCCACCTGGAACGCCAGGCCCGGACCAATCTCTAAAAACGTGATATTCTTTTTTGCGAGACATCTTTTCGCGAATAAACAGTTTATCATGAATAGGATTTAAATCTGGATCGTGATTTTCTTCTTCAGTGTAATCATATGACTTTGAATCAATATTCATTGTAAGCAAGTTGAATTCATAAACTATTCTGCGGTATCCACCTTGTGCAATCGTATCAATTGTGTTAACACGTGTGCCAAAATTAACATCAAGTATTTCGGTCATTGCAGAATACTGTGAATCGGCGCTAATTGATCCGGCATAATTGCGTTTGTAATCAATTACTGGTCTTTGAATTAAACTATTATCAGTTCCAGATGTAATCGCCCTTTGTTGCATAAATTCATTTGTAGCAAAAAAGAACGCATCTCTTGCTTCAAAGAATCTAAATGTTTGAGAAGGAGTCATCCCATTATTAAGAGGATTCTCATCTGAATATGCGTTTCTCACAAACATATTCATTGCTTCTTCTGCACTATACTTCGGAATAACTATTTTTTGACGGTTCGTTGTTTTTTCCGTAATCAAAAACTTTAGCTTTTTGCGAAATAGTTCTTGAACTGGTCGTTGATAATACTCATCAAAAGCGTCAGTTGCGTAATCACTAATAAGTTGTGTACCGGCAATTGATTCGGTATAAGCTCTTTGGAGATATGTATTTTCTGACAGAAGCTTATAAGGAGAAGTAAAGTTTAGAGTGTACTGAACAAAGCTTGGATTCTTTTCATCACCATAAGATACATTATCCACCGCATACACAAAATAGTATTCGGTTCTTTCATTATCAAACCAGTCTGCGTATGTTACTTTAATGAACTCTTGACCGCGAATAGGAAACTCGTTGAGAATGTCATATGATTCGAATATAGTTGCACTGCCACGAATTGCACCATTGTTCATGGACTCGAGGATATTAAAACTTCCAACAAGACCAAGCATATTGCGCTCAACATTCAATGATTTGTTGAGAAGCGTAAACTCACGCAGTTCGTAATGGCCGGCCTGTTTGATATTAGACATTCATTAGACTCTTTAGATCTTTCTCGACACGTTGCGCATAGTCAGCATTAATGAGAAAAATAGTTCTGCGGTTTTCATTCTCTTGTGTTTCGTATTCATAGACTCTTACAGGGGTCCATTCGCCGGTGGTTACATCGCCTAGACGATAGGTGTCATGCGATATTTTAATAGTTGGATCAGTATTCTTTGTGCAATACACCACGTTTGTATCAATTAACGTGCTGGACAAAAACGTATCCACATTTAAAGCTAACGAATGTGTGATAGTGCTATTTGTGGTTGTCGTGATATTAATTGCTGTGCCATTTCTTGCGTTAGTCGCTGATGTTGCTAGCATAATAGTATCTGAGTTAACTCGAATAACGTAATAAGTTGTACCATTTGTAAGACCACCAATTACTGGACTTCCACTGTACACTACCGGATCAGTTGTTTTAAATCCATGAGCAGTCGATGTAATACGATTAGAAGATACGTTGACTTTATCACCAGCAAACGAGATTGAATGGGCGTATTTCTTGCGAATCGTCGACTCAAACTTTTCATTGGAGAGAGGCCATTGTGTGTAAGGATCAATAATGTTATTTGCTAAATAGATCATCCATACCTTATTTACATCGCCATAATATAGGCGAGCAATGTCTTCAGCACGATCGTCATCTGTTACTGTGTACGGTAAAAATAGATATGGGTCAGCCTGAAGTTTTTCTGCAACCTTTACACGTCGTGTGATATCAGTTACTGATAAACCATTGTACTCTATCTTTGGGAAGTAACGGAAATACTTAGCCATTATTCGTAATCCTCTTGAGTGTGAATCTCAGATTCAATGATCGTAACTGCTAAGTTTACCATTGCAGGACGCGAACCGGTTGGACCTTTGTTGACTACAACGTGTCCTTGAGGTGTGTAATCTACTGTTACGTTCGATATCATCGCTGTTTTAAACAATGGGAAATAGTTTTGATCGAGGCCAACGAAGAACACATCAACCATATTTGGGTAATTTAGCAGTGCCCGGCTGAGAACATTCGATTGAGTACCTTCAACTCCACCATAAGATGGCAATGAGGCCGATTTAAATCTTTTCACTATATTACGGATTTGTTCTGATTCTGTTTCATTGTTAGGAATTAACGTCCATTCAAATGTGTAGTTCTTCAGTGCAATGCCGTTGAACACCAGAGCTTGGTGAGGGTTAACTGCTGTTCCAGTTCCAACACCTATACCTTGCTCGATCTCTGATCCACCGATTGATGTTAACCCAGCACGAGCAGCAAACGTTGCGAATGATGCTAAACCACTCGCACTAACATTCCGAGGGTCGAGGGTACTACCACCGGTAAGCTTACTGATCGCATCTGTAGCCGCGCCAATTAAACCTTGATCTGAATTCATTGCGCTCATGGCATCAACTACTGCAGCGCCAGTGATTCCAAGTTCACGACCCATAACATCTGGGCTAGTAATATCTTGAATAGTCTTTGGTAATGGAAGAGCAATTGAGCCATTCGACGCCGTAGCTGTGCCACCTGCTGGCCTAGGACTATAGTTTTTAAAGTTAAAGATCATCGCATGAGAAGTAACTTCCGAAGGATACCTCAGAAGAGACGAAGCCACGTTCGATGTGCTTCTGTTTCTGCTAATAACATCTTGTGCTGGTCTGACGAATGCCATGAAGTATCCTATAAATACGTAGGTAGTTTAAGATATTTATATGGACATTCATGGCGTATTACCAAGGCAAATTTAAACCGAAGAATCCGCAGAAGTATAAGGGTGATCCAACTAACATCATATACAGATCTGGTTGGGAACTCAAGTTATTTAATTACCTCGATGTTCATCCAAACGTAATCAAATGGGGCAGCGAGGAATTGATCATTCCATATAAAAGTCCTATTGATGGAAGATGGCACAGATACTTTCCCGACGTCTATGTAGAACAGATAAATACAGATGGCAAGAAACAAACGATCTTAATTGAAGTAAAACCGGAAGCACAAACTGTTCCACCTAGTCAAAACAACAAGTTGACTCCGAAGGGAAAGGTGAGCAGAAAATACTTGAACGAAGTTATGACATACGGCGTGAATGACGCGAAATGGAAAGCAGCTCAAGAATTTTGTGCAGATCGAGGTTGGAACTTCTTAATCATGACTGAAAAGCATCTATTCGGAAAGTAACATGGCGATTCTATTTGATACAGTCTTAACAAAGGGTATTCGAGCTGGCCAAATGCCTGCACGAACCGAGGCTGCACGTCAGTGGTATCGAGACACCGCTCAGAGTTATAGACGCATCGATGAAAAGACCCTCATGAAAGGTGATGCTGAAAGACTCACTGTAAAGCCTTTAGTTGGTCAAATGTACATGTATTACTACGATCCGAAGCATAAGGCGACTCTTCCTTATTACGATAGGTTCCCATTAGTATTCCCGTACCGTAAAGTGCCGGGTGGATTCATGGGACTTAACCTACACTATCTTCCGTATGCCTATCGTGCTAAGCTTATGGATGCCCTTTACGACGTTGCAAACAACGATAAGTTCGATGAAACAACTAAATTAAAGTTGAACTACAACATCCTAAGCAGTTCGTCAAAGTTCAAATACTTTGCGCCTTGTGTAAAGCACTACTTAACAGAACAATTGCGCAGCCGATTCTTGTATGTTTATCCATCGGAGTGGGACATCGCGCTTTTCCTTCCAACGGAAAGATTCCAAGGCGCGACAAAGCAAAAAGTCTGGCAAGACTCAAAGAAACTCATAGTATAAGGCCACGAGATGGTATTCAATATCAACGATTTTAAAGCACATGTTGGCAACAGAGGGTTGGCGAAAAACAACCTGTTCTATTGTGCTATTACTATCCCAACTACTTTGAGTAATACTGTTGGGTCTACCATCACTTCAAATGAACTTACGTTCTTTTGTAAGTCTGCTCAGATTCCATCATTTGATCTAACGACAGTATCGTTTAGACAACACGGTTATGGCAAAGAGTTCAAGAGACCAATGGACTTCAATACTTCTTCATTACCGCTGATTTTTATGGTCGATGCTGAATTCGGTGTTATGAAGTACTTCCATAAGTGGATGCAGTCTATCTTCAACTTTAACACTGGTACAGTTGCTGCAGAAGACGTATATCGTAAACTGCCAAATGAATTTGAGTATCGCGATAACTATGCTGCACGAATTGAACTGTATGTATTCTCGGCAAACGACGTACAAAAAGTTTATAAGTATACGTTTGATAAAGCTTATCCGGTATCAATTGGTACTGTCGACATGTCATGGGAAAATCAAGCTGAAGTTATGTCGCTACCGGTAAACTTTGAATATGACTCGATTACACTTGAGACTGTCGAATACGCATCTATTGCGCCAGACCTCGACCGTCAAAATGGATTGATTTCATACATCAGCGCAATTAATGGAATCGGTCAAGCGATTAACCAGATACAGCGCCCACAAAATATTCAAGATATTATTCTTTCGTACACAAACATCAACACCATCCTCGGTGCATTATAATGGAGTTACACTATGGGTTTACCCAAGATTGATTTACCGCTTTTTGAACTTGAAGTTCCATCAACTGGAAAGAAAGTTAAATATCGCCCGTTCACAGTAAAAGAAGAAAAGATCTTACTTATTGCACAAGAGTCGAAAGATCCTAAACAGATCTTCCTCGCGATTAAACAAATCTTAACAAATTGCTTACAAGGTACTGACGTTGAAAAATTGGCTATATTCGATTTAGAGTATATCTTACTGAATATTCGAGCTAAGTCGGTGAATAACGAGATTTCGTTTAGTATTAAAGATCCAGATACTGAAGAAAAAGTAGATCTTACTATTAACATCGACGACATCCAGATCGTTAAGTTTCCAGATCATAATAAAATCATTAAAGTAAACGATGATATTATGATTGAAATGCGTTACCCATCTATTTCGTATTTAGAGAGTCTCAAAGACGGTCAAAGCGAGAGTGATTCGTTAAACAGTATTATGAAGGAATGCATCAACTCTATTTCTGATGGCGACCAGTCATATAAGTTGGCTGACTTTAATGAAGCAGAAGTTGAAGATTTTATTGAATCTCTTAGCTCTATTATTGTCGCACAAATCAAAAAATTCTTCGACACAATTCCTGTTATGAAATACGAAACAACCTACACCGATAAAACTGGAAAAACTAAAACATTTGTTGCCCAAGGTGTAGAAACTTTTTTTACCTAACGTTGAGTCATACCAATCTACAAATCTACTATCAAGTAGTGTTTGGATTGGCTCAACACCATAAATACCAAATAAGTGAAATTGAAAACTTAATACCATTTGAACGAGACATTTACTATGATATGCTAATTCGCTTCATCGAATCTAAAAAGGAAAGCTAATGGTCGCCGAGAATACCGTATCAGACTTAATCGAACGTATTAAGCTTGAAGGCCAGCTTACGCGTAACACCGGAACAAATTCAATCAAAGCTTTGATTGAAGTCTCTCGTGATGTTCGTGATAGAATGGATGCTCAATTAGACCTTATCAGCACTAACAATTCTGCTATAACAGACTTCCTACAGGACGCTGCTCGATCAAACCAATATGGCGGACCACCTGCAGATGAAGGCGATGGTGGTGATGATTCTGGTGGCGGTGGGGGCGCTCCTAGTGGAGATGGTGATGGACCATTAATGAAGTTAGGATTGCTCTCAACTCTTGCTGCTGCAGCCATCGGTGGAACAATTGGTGTATTCAAAGGATGGATAGACGCTATTAAGTTTTTCACTCCAGCAAAAATTCTTGACGCGTTGCAGAGTGTGAGTTCATCAATTACAAAAGCTCTAACAGGCTTTGCTGATATGGGTAAGAATGTAATTACCTCAGCAAAAACTGCAGTGTTCGGGGCGCTGAGTCCGCTCAATCAGTTCAAAGATTTCTTTTTAAAATTAGCTGCTCCGTTTACTCAAGCAGCAAAGACAGTTGCAACCTTAGCAAATAGTGTTTTTGGCGTGACTACAAAGGTGACCGATATGTTCGCTTACTTTAAATCGTTTGGCTCTACGATCACAAAAGTAAGCGGTGTAGTTGGAAAACTCTTCTTACCACTAACGATTGTTATGACAGCCATTGATACTGTTAAAGGTATTATCGCGGGGTACACAGAAGGAGGAATCGTTGGCGCGCTTGAAGGTGCGATCACCGGATTCTTCAACTCTCTTATCTTTGGCCCGCTTGATCTTTTAAAAGATCTAGCTTCTTGGGCATTAGGTAAGCTTGGATTCGAGAACGCAGCAGAAACTCTAGACTCATTTAGTTTTAGTGAATTGTTCTCGCAGTTCGTCAGCGGTATATTCGATCTGGGCCGTGGAATTATAAGTTCACTCGTTGGATCATTTGATAACATCTATTCCGAATTTGCTACCGGCGATATCATGGGTGGTATCGGGACATACTTCACCGAGGCATTCACTACTCTCGTAACAAAGCCTCTTGACTTAGTAAAAGACTTAGTATCATGGGCTGCAGATTTATTTGGATTCGAGAATGCTTCAGATTGGCTCGACAGTTTTAGTATTACTGAGTTATTCTATTCTGTTGTTGACTGGATTTCTGCAATTCCTGGTAAGCTTGTTGATGCATTTGAAGATTTTTGGATCGACACGATGGAAAAGTTTAAGATTGGATTCATTAACTTTTCGAATTGGGTTGCATCTATACCAGATAGAATATACTTGAGTGCTCTAGAATATCTAAACAACAGCGATGTTGGAGACTATCTTGTAAGTGATGATGCTGTTGCAGGTGCTCGAGCAGCAGTTCAATCGAGACAAAATGATGGCGCGAATAGAGTAGCACAAGTTCAGCTCGAAGCAAGAGACCAACGCGCTCAATTAGCAGCTCAACGTGTACAAGAAGATGCTGCTAGACTCGGTGCAGCTGGAACAACAGTAGCTCCAACTGTGATGGATAATAGAACTACAGTAGGCCCAACGAATAACGTTACAAATACTACTATTGTTACAACGACGAATGCATCAAGCGCTTTGTCTTCGTATAATCAGTTTCAATTAAACGGTGTTCAGTAAATTAGCTGATAAAGACCCCAGCAAATCACACCAATAATAATCCAACCAACTATTGGCGAACCTGATGCTTGAGCCGACTGTTGTTTTGAGGTCGCACTCGGCTTGCGTTTCGTTACACGTCTTTTCTTATTCGCACCGAACAAATTTGCCCAGAATTTAGCGCTTTGTTTTTGTTGTCTTTTTCTTTCTTGTTCAGCACCAGCTGTTGAATAGACAGTTTTTCTATGTGTAAAACCAGCGCCATCTCTCCAAGTTTGTGTAATCTTGTTTCCGGTCTTTGAGTTATTGCTGTAAGTGGTTCTAAACTGTTTACTGCCGGTTGAATTCGAATTTGTTATCGAACCATTGGTATTATTAATAGTCTGAGACCGCCGCGAATTTGCGCCAGTCTTCTTTGAAGTTCTTTTATATCCCATATTATCCTCCTATGAAGAAGGAGCCCGAAGGCTCCTTCCTTTAGACTCAGTCTCCAGCCGCTAGACTCTTGAAGAAGTCGAGAGTATCGTCGTCTTCATCCAACGATGGAGTGAATGACGGAGATGGAGTTTCCTCCTGCTTAGGAGCGGAACGCTCTTTAAACTTTGGAGTGAAGTCCATCTCCGCGTCGTCCTCGGCAGCCGATTTCATGGGTGCGTGTGAGCTGCCATCAAGGCCGAGAACCTTATAGAGTTTAGTCTTCAGTTCAGCGTAGGTCTTGAAGTTTTTAGGATCGACGATCTCTTTCAGAGAATGCTGTTGCTTCCAGATCTCTTCAAGTTGTTCGTCGGTAAATGACTCACCACGTGAGTTTGTCATGGGACCGGCTTCACTGAACTCAGAGCGATCATAGTTACGGTAGCCTTCGTAGTTACGAATCTTCAGTTTGAAGTCAGCACCCTCCCACATGTCGAATGGGTTAACCGGAGTCTCACCTTCGTACTGTGGGTTCATTGCTTCCTGAAGCTTCTCCATAATTTTCTTACCAAACTTGTAAAGGAATACCTTACCCTCATTTGCAGGGTTAGCAGCATCCTTTACAATATAGATGTTGGCATGAAAGTTAGTGCGACGCTTTTGCTTGCGCGCGATTTCTTTGTCAGCCTCATTACCAGAGTTCCAAAGCTTGGAATTATGTTCAGAGACCGGATCATCTTGACCAAGTGTGGTCAAAGAGTTCTCAATATACCAACCACCAGGACCTTGGAAACCATGGTCATGCATCTTGACAAATGGAACATCTTCACCTTCTGGGGCAGGCAAGAAGCGGATAACAGCGTATCCATTCCCGGCCTTATCGACATCGGGCTTCCAGTATTTGTCATCGTTGTTGTTGGATTGGCCGCCTGCCGTCTTTTGAAGTTGCTGGTTCAGTTTGTCGAACGAAGACGAACGGGCTTTTTTGAGAGCTGCGAATGAGCTAGACATATTTAGTATCCTTTGCGATTATAAGCGATTTTAAGCGGCTTGTTGCGATTGTGCGAATTTGTCGACGAGTATGGCCTTCATCTTCTTCTTATCGTAGCTGATGAATGGTCTTACCTTTGCGACAAATCTATTTATACTCGGAAAGATGATTGGATCCGCAATTTTCTTCTCCCAGTAAGAAAAATTATTCACAAGGTCGTCGATGATAACAAGGGTTTCTAAGTTAACTCGACGCATATTATAGAGTTGGAGAAGACGTGGATGTTGTCCATCTTTCACAAGTATATTCGAGTTGAAGTCTTCGTTCAACTCTGAGAGGTCGTTCTTGAACACGTAGGACAGGCTTTCCTGTTTACGCGACCACTCGACGTAGACCTCTTCTGCCTTCTCATTATCGAGAAGGTCTCCGATCCAAAGCGTAGGATCAAAGATCATATTAGCAAGGATGAATTCTTTTGCATCCTTGCGTTTCGAGAGTTTGTAGAATTGAAACTTATCTCTACGGTTCTCGAAAGATTGTTGAGAGGCCTTCACCTTACCATTGTACTTAAAGTAATCGTAATCAGTGGTGAAGTGCCTCTTCAGCGCGAGATAATACAGATAAATCTCAAAAGCATCTCGCGTTGAATATACAGACATTAGATTGGTAACCTCTGTGTTCTTTCTACTAAGTTAAGTTTTTCGGCGTCTTCATGTACACGAGCTTTAATAATCTGGCTTCGGCGTACGATGTCACCAATTACTTCAATTTCTACTCCGTGAACTTCAGCATAATGAACAAGCGCATCGATGTATGAAACATCTTCGTTCACGTATTTGCTGACTTCACGGAGAATACTTTCCGCTGTCAGTTCTATTTGCATTATCCGTGTAACACCTTTGTGTTGATAGACCAGTTTTCTGCAGCGTCTTCAACGTAGTGAATAGACTTTCCAGGAAAGGTCTCGGTGTAAAACTTGTTTCCGCCTTGATCGTAGTAGTCAATGTAGTAGTAATCACCGGCGGTATTTTTCATTACTTCGGCTCGAGCTGAATGAGCATTTTCTTTAAAAAAAGTTGAAATAAGCATGTGTTCTCCTATTTTACCATAAAGCCCATGCGATAAACTGGGAGATATCCGTTTGAATTGTCGGGGGCTTCTATATAAGTATAACCTATTTTCGTATAAATGTCAACTATTTGTTGATCATCGCTCCAAACTGGAATGAGTTCATCATAGTCTGGATCCGGTGTATCGCGGAAATGAAGCTCAATTACCTTATCACCTATCATCTCAATGTTGACGATATTGGCACCTGAGAACATAAGTTCGTCCTCAATACGTAACGACATTGGGATTTGTTTGTCGGAGCGGGTCCAGCACTTGAACCTGAATAGCTGATCTACGTTACGTTCAGCCTTAAAGCACGATTTTTGTAAGTATCCATATAAATCTTCTGAATCATATGTGATGGAATACTGATCACCATCAAACCATTCACACCAGAAGTATCCAGGTTCTACACTTGTACGGTCTTCAGCTTCAATCCATTGCTTTCTAGCACCTACACCCATGCCGTCAAGGTTATATATGGGTCTTACACAGTAATAACCAGAAGCCTTTGGAGGAACACCTCCAGGCCCGCAGTCATATCCTAACAATTCAGCCAAATATAGTTTATTAAACCAAAGTCTAAGATGAGGATATTTTTGCCAAGCCTGGAAGTCTTCCATTATTACCTCAAGAAGAGTTTTTGATATTTATTCGATACCAGAAACCATCTCTTGAGTTGCTGCAAGCTCAGGATCTGGAACTAATCCATATTGTGCCAGTGCACCTTCTGGACCTGCCATATCATCACTCACGAAGAATTCAACGTACTCTTTAAGTCCTGGAATTACGCTGATATGTGCGTTCTTCACATAGAAGTAAAGTGGACGACTGATTGGATAATCACCACTTGCAATCGTCTCTACGCTCGGGAATACACCGCTTACAGTAGTGACTTCTAGTTTATTCGTGTTGTTCTGATAGAAGCTAAGACCAAATACACCAAGTGCTGTTTTATTCGCATCGAGGCGAGCAAGGGTTTCAGTATAGTCCCCATCGATATCAACTGATGCGCCGTCTGTACGAACTTTAACGCATGACTTCTTTTGATCATCATCTAGCTTTTCAACACCGAGTGCTTGCTTACATCCTTCTTCCATAACCTTCACATCAAACACTTCACGAGTGCCGTGCTTGGTCCCTGGGATATAAGCGAGAATCTCTACTGCAGGTAGAGTAGAATCCACATCGCTCCAAAGCTTTGCGGCGCTATCAGCATGCAATGCGGTATAGAGTTGAAGAACTGTTAGATCCTTAATGCCCAATTGGTCGATGTTTGATGCAAATACAATGCCATCATAACCAATACGAACTTCAGTAACCTTACCGACTACTTCTTCGCACTTGGCCCATTCTTCGTCTTTCATCTTTGACGAACTATTAGCAATATCAACAGTGTTTTCACCAACACCTTCGCAAAGCTTTTTGCGACCAGCGCCTGAACCACCACCTTCTACAACCGGCGAAGGAAAGTCAAAGTTTTCACCAAATGCTTCTGCTACAATTGTTGCATAAGGCAAGACGGTTGACGATCCAGTTACTTGGACGTTATCTCTTGCAAATGCGGTAGATGCTACAGCCAAAGCTAATGTAGTGCTAAGTAAAAGTACTTTCATTCAATTTCTCCACAACGAGAGGCTTGCGGTTTGCTTCCTCACATTATAAATTTATACCATGATTGTAACAATTGGGTTAAATCTATATTATAGTTTTGTAAAAAAGTGGAGCTAACCATGGCTCCACACGGGTTTATTACGTAACCACCCGACGTCAGTGTAGCTTAGAAGCTAAACGATACACCAACGATGCTGTCGATATACTCGAGGTTGCCGTCGAAGTTATTCTCGAGATATGCCTCGACACTTGCCGGTCCAAGGTTAACATTAGGCACATAGGTTGCACCCAACACCGCACCTTCAAAAGTGGTGCTATCAAACTTGATGAAGTGATCGCCGTTATAGATAGCAATGTCGGTCTCAGCCCAAACTGCAAGACCTTCGATTGGTGCATAGCCAAGACGAGGGGTCAATACAGAAGTAGCAACAGTGGTATCAGTGTTGTACTCGGTAACAAGCTCAGTGTTAAGAGCAAGACCGTTGCCAAAGTCAAGAGCCGAAGCACTCGAAGTCATTGCAACAACAGCGGCGGTAGCCATCAGAAATTTCATCATTTATATTCTCCTTAGGATTTGTTTGTGGTGGAGTTATTAACAAAGGCGTACAATGCAGTAGAGCGGTTCACCAGTTCGCTCTCGTTGTACATCTTCGGTTGGTTTTCGTCGATGAATTTATTTATTGCATCGATGTTGTTATTTGCAGCTCGAAGGGTATCAAGCTTAGCAAAAAACGCGTCCTGTTTCATTTGTGTCTCACGGTCAAGCATATCTTGTGCCATCTTCATGATATCAAGACGAACTTCGTATGGGTTCTTATTTCCCTGCATCTTTATCACCTACAGCGGCTTTACGCTCAGCGTCATTGAATGCCGATACAGCGTAAGAATTCATAGTGGCCATACCAGAAGCATAGTCACCTTTCATACGAGAAGTCATTGCAGAAGCTGAACGGAAGGTTTCAGCGGCATTAGCAGTAGAGAACTGCATTGTGTTGTTCTGGTTGAAACCCATAGCAGCACCGGCATGGAATGCGTCAATGTTTGCACCGAGGAACATGAAGCCCCAGTTCTTACCTTCTGCTTTTTCGACCATCACTTTGATGTCTTCGTTACGGAAGGTGCGAGACTGATTCTCTTCGCCGTCAGTAAGAATAGTGACGATAACCGATTCACGATCGGCCTTCTTCTTTTCTGCAAGAAGAATATTAAGCTTAAGCATGACACCACCCATAGCGTCGAGAAGGTTGGTACCACCGCTTGGGCGGTAGCTTGACTTCGTCAGAGGAGTTACTTCTTGAACGTCTTGACGATCGAAAATGCAATCTACATTATGACCATTGAATTTGTAGAGCGAAACCAGAGTTTTGATGCCAGTCTTTTCAGCGTCTTCTTTCTGAGCCTTCAGATATTCGTTGTAGCCCGAGATAGTTTGATCCCAGCAAGACGACATCGAAGAGGATTCGTCGAGGACGAAGATGATGTGAGATAGATTTGGATTTTTGCCAGCCCGCTTAGGTTTGAAAGCTTGGCCGAGATTTGCTGGTTGAGCGACTGATTGAGTCAAGCCCAACGTAATAGTTCCAGGAATTGCGGAAGTAGTAGGTTGAACGTATCCACCAATGTAAGTTGGGATAACCGCTGCTTGTGCAGTAATGCGACGTGATGCCATGTTATATGCCTCGTGTGTTATGTGTTGTGTGTGAGCGCAACTTTTCTGTTTCGAGGTAAGTTGCCAACCCAAGTAGATTAGGCTGCGAGAGCGTAAGCTACAGGTGCAGAATTTTCATTTGCATTTGTTATTTTCTTCGCGATAACGGTGCTTAGATCCCGATAGCTCCATCCTGCCTAGTCCGCCTGTCGATCCTAATTTCGGGCCCATCAAAGATACATTAATCAACCACCCTGTTGACTTCAGCCGCGCTATACGGTAGAGAACGTCTTCTAATGTATCTGTGGTGGACCCGACCGGTACTGCCCCGGTGTCCAGAACGTGTTCAGTGAATATCATCACTACAAGTATATTTATATACTATCTACTCGTTAATGTCAACTAAAATTTTAACCTTTATCATATCGACGTTGTTTCTCAAGGTATTCTTCGTGTCTAGGCGCAGATGGAGCTTCTTTTTGTTCTTCTTGTTTCTCCATTAGTTACCTCAGATGTCTGGGTGTTGATAGATATGAGAAGCTTTGCCATCATTAAAAGCGGTTCCAACATAGATCGAGTGTTCTGGAACGGCACTGCCTGTTGGGACTACAGTGAACGTCACGTCAATTGGAACCACAGGCTTCTCGAGTGTTTCGTACCAAACAGTTGGTGTGCCTTCTCGTTCATGTGCGGTTAGAACTTTGAATGCACCTACAGATGTTCGGATAGTTGCACTATCACTGGTGATCTGTACCCTTTGTACGACTCGAGTCATGCCTTACTCCTTAGCGATAAAAGATGTGATTTTCGATTTGAGTAGTCTCTTCAAACGATTTACGCCACTTTGGCTTAACTGAGTCTGCGTGATACATGGTTGCACCCATCGTCGGGTCGAATGAAGAACCATACGTATTTATAACAACCGTCGCGACCTGTAATGCTTGTTGGTACGATTCTTGATTTTGAATTTCATCCGATCTGCCATCACAATACCAAGAGAACTGGCACTGATTGCGACGAGGCAAGCCATCTTTTCCAAGCCGAGCTTGTTTAACGACACCGCATACATCGTCTGGATAGCGATCATCACTTGCCCTGTTGAGCGTCACATATGCAACAGCTCTTTGGCCGAGTTCAGATTCACCTTTTGCTTCGTGATAAATGTTAAGAGCTAAGCATTCACGCTGCTCATTATAATTTTCAATAGCCGGAACATCGAAGTCTGGGTTATATGCCGAAACTACAGCATCAGGCATAAAAGAGATTAGGGCTGCAGCCGCTACGGCTGAGCTTAAGTTTACTAAAAATTTCAAGGGAAATTACCTCTGTTGTTTCCTACTTTGGTAACTAATATTTATTCCATACAGGTCATCATGTCAACATTTAATTTCGCGATAAGCAAAAACTTGCTTATTCCTTGTCTTCGATTCCGATGATGTCAAACTTGATCAGAAGCGAAAGGACATTAGCTGCACCTTGAATGATCAACCACGGAAGAGCAGCAATGGCAACATAGGAGTAAGGACTCATAAACACCAACACGGTCATAGTCACGTAGATCATATACACCATAACAAGATGATGAATATCAAAGTCGATCGAAAGAGCTGCTTGTGATAAACCGGTAAACAAACGAATCGCTACGAAATAGAACATTGAAGCGAGAATCGCGAGAATAACAGCGGTGAATTCAATCGCACCTTCGACTCCGTAAGTGGCAGCCAAAGCAGCTGCCACTCCAAGATACTTAATCATCATTTACCTCAGAAAGGAGAGTCGTTACGGTAGTCGTCGTCAGGATTGCTAGTGATATGAGTCTTTCCGCTCGGAGCAGAAGCAGCTGCATCAATCTTCGTGTAAAGGTCGACGAAGGCAGCCCGAGTATCTTCATCAAAGCGAGAAACACAGAGGTCAATCGACTTCTTACGATCTTTGAAGATCGCGAAGGTCTGAGCAATATGGCACAGCCGACGAGTGGAGATGATCTCGTCAATACCGCCATCATCAAAGGTCTTGCGGATAGCAGACGACCACTTCGTCAGGTTCTCAGCGAAGTCATCGTCAACTTGGCCATAGAGTTCCATGTGTTTGACAACGATCTTCTTCTCAACTGGAGCAGTGGGGTAGGGTTGTTCCATTGTGATAGTGAAGCGCTCAAGGAAAGCTTCATCGATGATCGTGGCAGCGATGAAGCGGCCATCCTCAGAACCCTTACCCTTGGTGTTCGAAGTTGCGATCACGTTGAAACCAAGCGCCGGAGTCACGAGCTCACCAGTCTTTTTGATGAGAACTGGCTTACCTTCGAGAACACCCTGAAGAGCCATGAGCTTATTCGAACCACGGTCAATCTCGTCGACCAAAAGGATTGCACCAGCTTCCATGGCTTTGATGACTGGACCCTTCGAGAAGACAGTCTCACCGTTAACCAGTCGGAAGCCGCCAATCAAATCATCCTCATCAGTCTCAGGAGTGATCTGAACACGGATGTATTCACGATTGGCTTCGGCACAAGCCTGTTCAACCATCATGGTCTTACCGTTACCCGAGAGGCCGGTGACATAGACCGGGTAAAACATCTTCGAGTCGATGATGGTCGAGATGTCTTTGAAGTGTCCCCACTTTACGTAGGTCTTGACACGTTTAGGAACATACGTACCTTCTTCAGAGAGAACGATCGCAGGAGCAATAGGAGGAGTAGGGCGAAGTTGAGTAACAGTCGCAGCGAGATCATAGACACCGCGCTTAACGGCGGGGACAGATTTGATCACACCCCAAACAACGTTATGTTTGATACCATGGGCGTCAGCAAAGTCGAGAAGAGCTTTGCGAGTGAAGGAAGTGGTTTCGGGATTTGATTCACGGATAGCGTTGATGAAGTTTTGAACGTCAGTCACGGAAGTCTCCATAATGTTGCTTAGCTTACTAGATCTATATAAGCCAGTTAAGGGTAAATGTCAACCCCTTAACTGACAATTTCTGCAAATTTTGCTGCAATCAAACGGCTTTGTTTGCGCTTGAAAGCTTTGTTAGCGAAAGCCGAAGCGATCCCACGAGTATCTTCGTCTAGATCATCTTCACTATCTTCATCTTTAACATTAGAAGTGCCACCGAGGACAGTGAAGATCTGACGATCGTAACCATTGTTACTATCAATAACAACACATCCATCTTTGTTGACTTGAGCAAGAGCATCAGCAAGTTCTTGAGGATCGCGAGCACCAATCTGATATTTGATCTCACCAGTAGAAACCAAATGGTAGTTCATAGTGCGCACACCCATGTTGCGAAGGCCATTCAGAAGACAAGGAGTAATAGCACCATAACCATAGTTAACGGCGAGCTTCTGACCCAGAATATCGATCACACGCTTATTGTAGCCTCGCGACGATTGACCGCGAACATCGATACCGTTTTCGATACCAAGACCATCGCCTTGACCGTCTGTCAAAGTGATGAAGTTCATTTTTTGAACATTGTGCTTGACCCTGAAGTCAGCAATGTGGTGATACATAGCAAGAATAGCAGTGTCGAGAGGTGTGCCACCCATTGTCTCAAGGGCACCCATCCATTGCCGACGATTTGGACCGGTCTGAGCAAAGAGAGTTTTAAAGGCTTCTTCGTAGACTTTCTTCGGCATCGACGAGTCGATAAGCTTGAACACGTGGGTGTTGCCCATGTTGACCGCAGTCAGATCATGTTTAGCAGCACGAACCTTAACACCGAAGTCATACCCAACACCGTAAGGATTTGTGAAGCCATAGACCTCGAAAGGAATATTGACCCGCTTGCAGAAGGTAGAAAGGATGAGAACTTGTTTGATCACTTTCGGCAGGATGCCATGCATCGAACCAGAGTAGTCGATTAACATCATCATACCATGCGACTGATCATCGTCGAGGTGAGTCACTTGTTTGAAGAGGTTGTCTTCAAACTTATACTTATGAAGAACGTTAACGTCAAGCGAACCTTTGGTCGAGGTCCGAGCCCGAGCAAAGCGGCGGGCAGTCTTACGCATCTCAAACTCTTTCACCATCACCGTGACAGAGTCTTTCAAGTCAGACATAAAGCGAATGTAATTCTTCACAGGAAAGTCAGCTGAGTCGACTTTCTTATAGCGACCTTTCTTTACTGCTTCGTATTGAGAAGTGATTGCGTTGGCCATTGCCTTAGTCGGACCCTTAGCATAAAGGGTCGATCCGCCAGCATTGACTGAGTCGACTAGCGAACGAGCGATAGCGGAACGGAAGAGAGCGTCAGTTTCAACACCTTCGATATTGTCTTCGGCATCGACGGTGATCGGAATATCACCGCCTTCTTCATTCTTTTCTTCTTGTTCTTGTTTGAAGCTATCGACGTCAACTTCGATCTCGACTTCACCGTTGAGGATAGCTTCTTTCAGCTCTTCCGACATTGGCTCAGACTTTTCGCCAGAATTTCCATTACCCTTGCTGACGACGATCTTTGAAGGAATACCCATGGGAGGCTTAATACCAGCCTTCTTCATAGCTTCTTCCAGTTCTTGTTGAGCTTTGATAGCAGTGTCGAGCTCATCTTTCATGAAAGCATAGAGTTCACGGCAAGAAGCAATAACATCATCCCAAGTCTCAACTGCCATAGCGCGATTGACGTAGGGTTGTTCTTTCTTGGAGAACTTGACTTTCACCAACCCACGGCTTTTCGAGAAGATATTGAGCCGGTTCATAAACGAGAGTTTGTTAACATTTTCGTTTTTGATACCGAAGAAGTCACGATCAAGAAGATCTTGATAACCGCGCATGAAGGACCCATAAAGACCAGGGAACTCACGAAGCACTAGCTTTTCGATGCGGATATCTTCGACGATGTTGACATAAGAGCGAGGGCATCCCGGGATATCGCTAGTCGACTCATGCCAACCATCAGCCGGAGTATGAAGAGCGTGACCAATCTCATGGCCAACGAGCAAATCGTAGAGGTCGTTCCCGACGTCTTTCCAATAAGGAAGACCAAGGATACGGCGTTCTACGTCAAAGAAGGCAGTGTGATGATTAGTCTGTTCGACCGTGATATTTTCACGGGCAAGAAGACGAGCGAGGATAGACTTTTTGGCAATAGTTGTCATGTCAGGTTCCTTTCTGAAACCAGTCTATACTGTTTATCCAGAGATGTCAACAAAAAAGTGCAGGTTATTTCACCTGCACGTAAGGTTTACTCCAGTCGCCAACCGACAGCGAGAAGTAGTAAGCGGTATGAAAGTAGTCGACCATCGAGTCCGAGTGATCAAACCAATCTTGGCTCTTGATGATGTCGAACATCTTCGAGAACATCGACTCAAACTTACCAGACAAGTAGAGGTGATAGTGGTTTACCTGAAAGTGCCCGTCAGTAGTGATCTCAGAAAAGTCAATTGGACCTTTCAGGATGTTGACGTCGACACTGGTGTGATGGCTTTTGCGAACAGAAAACTTGAAACCTGGAAACTCAGCTTTGAGACGATCGCGGATGTTCTTCACTTCTTCAGTCGAGATGTAGGCCATGGTGGCACCTTTCTGTTGCTTACTAGATAGATATAAACACTCACTCAGCAAATGTCAATAGGCTTTAGTCATTATTTTCTTCTTTTGGCAAACAAACTGCGTAGACTCGAGCGTATCCTCTGTTGGCAATAGTGTAGTCGATCGAGTAAAGATTTTCGAGTTCTTTCGCGGCGTACTTACACATCGCATGAGTCTCAAACTCTTGGGTGGTCATCTCTACGTGTGCGGCTCCACTGAAGATAGTGAGAAAGAGTACAAATACCCCTGCAGAGTCCATCATTAGTTCAGCCCCTCGTATTTACCGAGTGCAACCCAACCGAAGTTGTCGCAGAAGTAGCAGACGCCATCCTTCACAGCGATATCACCGACAGAAGTACTCGAGCCTCGACGAATACGAGTCACAAGATTATCTTCCCAGAGGTTCGTCGACTCGAAGGCTTGTTCAAGATCGTCTGTGTCGACTTCGTAAGTGCGGACATAGAGTTTCGAATACTCATCTTTCCAGCGTTTGAAGCCGTCCATCAATTCGGTCTTGGTTTCGATTACGCTGCGGGGAGCAAGACCGCCGTTGAGGGGGATTTGATAGATGGTGATCATGATAGCACCTTTCTGTTGCTTACTATATAGATATAAGCACTGCTGCTGCAAATGTCAACCCCTAATGTATTTTTTTTCAAAATTTATGTTAAAAATCCAAGAATTGCTGCGCCTGCACAAAAGTAGATCAAAATCCAAACAGGCCAAAACACTAAGGCACCTAGTGCACCTGGGCCAGCACTGTGTGTTAGCAAATGAAATGCACCTGCAGTTACACTAGCACCTACTAATGATGCAGTAAAGAAAACAATCAGACTTACAACGTAACTCATGTTACACCTTTCAAAAATTTTTCACAAGCATGCTGACAACTTTTCGAATATCTTCGAGCGTACCAGACTCAATTAGCTTCACCATCTCAGCTTTTTGTTTTTGGTGATAAATGTCCATGAAGTGCTTTTTCGCTTCCATCATGGAACATCCAGTTTCATCCCGATAGCGCTGCATGTCGCCTGCGCTGAAGCAATACTCATTCTTTACCTCACTGTAAACCATTCTGGCACCTCACGTTTTGTCCAAGCCATCTTGAATCGACCTTGCTTGGTCTGGTAGAACTCACGATACGAGCGAACAGGATCATTGGGATACATACACTCAGGATTAGCTTTCATCGCCAAGGGTTGCTGAGTGAGAGGGCCGACTGGAATGTTACGTGGAAGAGCTTTAAGCTTTTCACGAAGAAGTGTATCGGTTGCATGAACTTTGCCATAACGATAAGTGTACTCGTCACAGAGAGCTGCAAAGTGAACCCAGTGCCAGGTGTAGTTGTTGTTCGACTGAGTAGTCCAAACAGTACACGGATGAGCCATATGGACCGCTTTATAGAGTACACCTTCACGGTCATCAGGAAGCGTCCAGTGCTTCGACATAGTCTTACCTGACTTTGAAGGAGCGCGCTTGAGAACACCGTCGAGCATACGATGAGCAGTCGAGAGCATTTGAGCCGACTCGACAATCATCTTAACGACATGTTTGTCACACTGTAGTTGTGCAGCAAAAACTGGATCTTTATCTAGGATGAATAGGTTCATTTGTGATACACCTGATTAACGCCAAGAAGGCCTAGTTGTACAGATTTAATATGGTAGCATACGTATGTCAACCGTTTTTTGCAGTTGCATGTAAACCCTTCATCATGCATAACTACTTGACATCCTCGAAAGGGCCAAGAAGTGCCGACAAGATAGGAGTCTTGTGTGTTGATCTTTGAGTGTTGAAAGTGCGTCATGATAAAGTATAGACCATGATAAAGACTAACACACCGAGACCAGCACCTAAAAAGATGCTAGTGATGAGACCCCAGATAATTGCATTGAGCAGGTCATCATCACTTATTCGCATGGTAGTACACAATCAGTTGTTTCTCAGTCTCAGTCAGCATCTTCGTGGTAAGTGCCTCGCCTTTGTTCGCGAGCTTATCTGCGAGGGCAGCCATAGCGTTTGAGATGACGTCGTTTTTGTGGGTTTTGGCCATCTCCGAGAGACCGTACGAGAGAGCAGCGACTTTGTTCGCGAATTTCATAGTGTAGCCTTTCAGTTGCTTACAATAGAGATATAATCACTTTGACACGAATGTCAACCAGTAATTTTCACAAAGTGCATCAAAGATCAGCCATAGTCATGAGACGGTCAAGACGAACTTCGATGTTCTTCACCTTCATCTTTGCAACGTCAACTTCAACGATTGTCGAGGCTTTCATGAGGTCTGCTTTGGCTTTGATCAGAAGGTCAGTGAGGATGGTGACGATGTCAGACATGTTCTTCTCCGTTGCTTACTAGTTAGATATAAGCAATCGAAATGGAAATGTCAACTGGCTAAATGTAGTTTTTGGAAATATTTTTTGTTGACATCTTGTACAGACTGAGTATAATACCTATAAGGTCTTCAGAATATCTTGATATCAAATACCATTTAGCTCTTTGTATTTAGCTCTAAGTTGTAGAAAACCAGGTAACCACTTGAGTGGTTGTTCAATGAATATTTGAGGTTGATCATCGTCAATCATGACGAGAGTAACAATCTGCTTGATTGGAATACTAGTCAGTTCATAGAAGGCTGCAGCATAGAATGATTCCTGCATAAAGTAGCCAGTAATCCACTCAGCTTTCTTTGGCTTACGAGAAGTCTTAAAGTCAATGATAGATAGTTGACCATCAAACTCTGCAATCAAGTCAACTCGGCCAGCAGTCTTAATCTTCCTTGAGAATAGTGGAGCTTCCTGAAAATAAATGTTGTCGACTCGGGCATCGAGGATTGGCTTCAGAGTATTGAAGGTCATGATGTTGATCGGCATACGACCTTTGCCATAGTCAACTTCGTTGTTGAGATAGTTCTCAGCAATAAGGTGTACATCTGATCCGCGATTCGCTGCTTGTACACTAATACGCTTCGCTTCTTCCTCACCAACCCGCGCCTTCCATGCCTCGAGACCAGACTTATCTTGAACTCCTAGCACT